TATGTAAAAAGATAAAGGCCACCCAAAGTCTAGGGTAGCCGTCGTGAAAATCTTTATGCATGAGCAGGTTCGGGTGTTTGTAGATGAAGTGGTGGAGGAACTAACCAACCCTTATCTTTGTTAATACGTAAGAGTCTCGCTCCGTATGTTGCTTTCGACATATGGAATTGACCAAACATGGTTGCAATGTCTTCACGTATAGATTGTCCCATAATTTGACTGCATGAGACTAATCCAGCAGCAATATCTAAAGATACGCGAGCTGCAATTTCTGGATCATTAAACCTTGCACCAACAGGGATGCTTTCTAAAGTTGCAGTTGGACGTTCTGGTGGGGAAGGAGGTAAACCAACTCCGTTAACTTTTAACAAATTTTCAACCTGCTCAATTTCCTGCTTCATACTTTGCGTTAAGTCTTCAAGAAATGTTTTTAAATCCTTGTCGCCAGTGTGGTTGATGAATGTTTCATAACCTGCCAACATTCCTTTGGTTACCGTAAGATAACTCCAAACACCAAAGACTTCACCGTAATGCATTGGTTCGTTTTGCGGATTTCCGCTTAAAATTCCCATAACCGTCCTCCCAGCATTGATTAGAGTTGTAAGATCCATAGGGCACTCCTAATATTTTCAATTTGACCCGAGATTATATTTTGCAATTGGGATTGGAATTATGATGGGAATTTTACACAATGTGTATGTGAATAAACATCGACAAAACCATGAGGTGATTAATTTGAAACAAGTAACTGTTTCCATAACGGAACAGCAGGAAAAATTCCTAAAGCTGTTTGCTGAGAAGCAATACCACGGTGCTCCAGATAATCGTTGCACTAGTTATCCGATCCATTTCGTTGAAACAAAAAGATACCGATACATCCCGTACAGCGACGATATTGCTTGGGCATTCGATGACAAGCCACTCTCGTTCACTTCTGACTCAGACTATGATCGCTGGTATACCAGCGAGGTTGAAACGGTAATAGAATGGTATGAAAACCGAGGCGAGGACTGCCTGATTGAAATCAAGCCATTTAAGGAGATTGAATGCAAGGAGATAAAGGCTGTAAATGGCGAAGATTTGTTCATCACTGACTATTTCGATTACTTCAAAGCGTACGGTGTCCACATTCAAGCGATAGCTTGGAGAGAAGAGTATTACGAAAAAGTAGCACCGTTTTTCATCTTAGAAGAAGCCAAACGTTACATGAAATACCAAGGGCATAATTTACACTCACCAAGAGTTTACACGTACGGAATGGGATACGGAGATCAAGGTGAGTACGGTCACTTTTGGGAGTTACTAATGACTATTGGAAAGCAACTAAATCAAGTTGAGCAGTCCATTTAACTTAAGAGAAATTGTGATGAGGAGTTGAAACGGATGAAGAAGATCACAATCGTTTTCAGCAGCGGCGCAATTCAAGAATTTGTGGTTGAAAGCTTATCGCTTACCAGAAACGGATTTGGGCAATTGATTGGAGTTGAGTGGAAAGCTGCAAAGGGACAGAAAACACCAATGCGTATCAATTTGGATAATGTGGACGGTATATTCTCGGAGGACATGCCAGCAGAGGATGCGATGAGCGCGATTAGACAGATGATGATTTAACACGATATTTCTTTTGAGGAGTAATTTTGTGGAGACTCATCAGTTTGACCAAGTCGAGGCCGCTTTGAGAGACTCTGGAAGCAACGATGCTAGTTGCCGCATACCAGGCACACCTTTTGTCTGGAGAAAAGAAATGAGGTGAAGTAATGAAAGTTCAAATAGAAGAAAATCTGTTTCTCGAATCTGACGGGCTGCAGTTTATCGTCAAGGAGTACACCGGAAAAAAGGACACCCTTGGCAGAGATCTATACAAGGTACACGGATACTTTCCTACCGTCACAAGTTCACTGAACCACCTGGTCAAAATGAAGGTCATGCAATCGACTGCTCAGACGCTATCAGAGCTTGTACAAGACATTCAACGCATCGAGCAGTACATTGAATCAAAGCTGAGTGTATAGCGTCCAGATAAGGCGCTGAGAAGCTGAGAAGTGAATGGGAGGGGTAGAGGTTGAAGGTAATGTTCATCCATATGTACACGAGTTGGTTCGGTATCGAGTTATACCGTGAAGGGGAAGATTTCGTGGCATGGACAAAGGATTCTCCAGAGAGGCCTGAAGGAGCACAGATACACATATCGCTGCCAGAACACGCTGTCGGCTTATATGACGAAGAAAGTGGGGAATTTGTAATCAAGCCAAAATCTGATTGGTAAAAACAAAAGCCCCCTTGCCGGAGGCCGAATATAAGTCCGCCAATTCCATTATATCACGGCAGGCGAGGGGGATGGAAGATGAACGCACGAGCAAAGGAATTGAAAATAGATATACAAAGCATGACTATTACGATACCGGTTGGAAAAGAGCCAGCCATGATCCTGGTAGATCCGAAGCAGGGAAAAGCAAAGCTTGTCCCACTGGTGCCACACGGCGAAACCGTGGTAAAATCAAGTCAGGGGAAGATTTCCAAGGTGGACTATCGGGAAAGTGAGCTGTTCTAGTCATACCTTAATCCTGATGGAGTTGATGTGTTTTGACTGATCAAAGAAGATGCCCGAATTGCAATGGTTCGGAGTTCGCAGAAGGCGATGATTTCATGCCTATAAAGCCAACTGACAAAAAAATGTCGTTTGGATCTCCAAAAGTTTATACGTTTTGTTTGAACTGTGGAGAGGTCATATCCATTAGAGTCAAAAATCCAGAAAAGTTTCGTAAGCGATAATACCAAAGCCTGATACCGAGATACGGGAGGGCGTCAGATTCACACCTAATACGGGTGTGTTCTGGCGCTCTTTTTATTTTGCCAGAGAGGAGGACTAACAGTGGCAAAGATATATGAGATCGTGAATTGGAAACGGAAGCCGCCTAAAGACACCGCTGGACAAACAGAAAAGGCAAAGCAGCTGCTTCTGAAACCACCGCCGAAAAAGGCTGAGGTTTTTACATTGGACCAAATACGCCGGCTGATGGGCGACACAGGGCCGCGGCAGTTTTTGAAAGATCGAGGCAACCGCAAATAAACGCATTGGGAGGGGGATTCTCATGCAAGATTTGCTTCGGGAGTATAAAGAGACAAGGAAGGCACTTGAACGCATACAACGCAGCCTGGAGGAGTCTGACGATGCGATCAGAGTGGTTCGTCTGGAAGAGGCCAAAAGGAAGACAGGCAGGGCCAAAACCACCACAAACGGTGATGAGCACAAGAGCGAGCGCCAGATCATTGGCGAGATGATCAGCAGCACTGAATTTGTCATCGAGTGGTTGGAAACGGGACGTCGGCCGGGGAATAAACGCGGTATAGAAAGACGGGCGGCATATCAAAGGGAGAAGCTTATGGACCCGGTACGCATGCAAGCATTTGTGGCAAACAGTACGGCTGGCAGCCCGGCGAATCTAACCGAGTGGCAGCGATATCAGTTGGAGGATGCGCTGTCAGGCCTGAGTGAACGGGAAAGGGAATGCTACACATTGGCACACGGAGAGTGTTTTTCGTTTGAAGAAATTGCAGACCTACTCGGGATCAGTAAAAGCAGCGTAGCGACTCACATAAAACGTGCACAGACCAAAATATCAAAACGACTGATGAACAGCTTATTCCTCGTAGGGTAAGCTGTTTTTTCCGATATAAGGGGTGGAGGCGATTTTTATGGGATTAGATTTAAGAGCAGATGCTCCATGGTTAACGACCGGGGTGATAAAACTGGGGATATTCGCTTTTTTGATCCTCGTCGCTCTAATGATTGTTAACGTATTCTTTCCCAGGTGGACGAGAGGAATTTTGAGCGCAGTTGTAATGCTCGGGGGGATTTATCTGTTTACCTTGTGGCTGAATTAAAAAAGGTGTTTCTTGTCGCACGAAAGCCACCTAATTATGAGAAGCAAATTTCTTGTTTTTCACGTCTCCCCCTCTACCGCCTCGGAAACGGGGCGGATTTTCGCCACCTAACGAAGGAAGTGGGGTTTATTCGCATTGAAGAGGTGAATGCTTGTGGCAAGGATAACCGGTTTCGTATGCGGCGTTATCATAGCGCTCTTTTACCGTATGGTGTGGGAGAGGTTGAGGGGATATAGTCATGGTGATAGAAAAAGTAGGTGACTTCTACGTGGACACGGCAACCGGTGAAAAATTGATCCCCGAAACAATCCTCCGCCGCCAAACAGAAGTCGTCAAGGTGTTCGATGCGTCTAAGGGCGGTCGAATGGTTAAGCACATCAAACTGCGTTCAGCAAGAGAGCAAAAGCGGTTGTACTACAACCAGCTTGACTTGCAGGAACGCGGTTTTTTGTTTTCTCTGCTGTGCCTGATGGATTGGGAAACCAACCTCCTCGTTGGGGATGGCGAGAATGGCGAAAAAGGCCGGCCATTATCCTGGTCGATGATAGACCGAATCATTGGTGTATCCAAACCGTTTCGTATTAGGATCGTGCGGAAACTGGAAGAACACCGTGTCATTGGCTACATGGTTGTGGGAGGCAAGCAGGCAGGCATCGTGATCAATCCACGCTATGCACTATTCGGGAGAAAGCCGGACGATGCGTTGCTGCAGGTGTTTGAGAGCGAAACAGACGTGTGGGAAGAAGATCATTTTTAAGCAAATGCTTCGCGGAAAATAGATATTATAAGAATTTCCGCGAGAGTTGAGAGCCCCTGAGCCTTAGAGACGCAAGGGTTTGAGGGCGATTTCAGGGGGTAAATGTCGTTTACGAAAAGTTGATTAGCGGTAAACGGCATTTACCTCACTCACTTTTGGTAAGTGATTGATTTTCAAAACAAACTCAATTGGGTGGTGGTGATGTGATGTGAAATTGACGGAGAAGCAAAAGAGGTTTGCAGATTACTACATTGAGTCAGGAAACGCAACGGAAGCGTACAAGCGAGCTGGCTACTCAGTCAAAACCGATGAAGCAGCTAGGGTAAATGCTTCGCGACTGCTAACGAATGCTAACGTAAGGGCATACATCAACGAACGCATAGCTGAAAAGGACAGCCAGCGCATCGCCAAGCAAGACGAGATCCTGGAGTTTCTGACCAAGGTCATGCGCGGAGAATTGACCGAACAGATTCCTGTTGGTTTGGGCGAAGGGTATTTTGAGTTGAAGGATAAGGACACCTACGTCAAGGACCGGGTGAAAGCAGCAGAGCTGCTCGGGAAGCGATATGCAATATGGACGGACAAGCAGCAAATCGATGGCGTGATAGGGGTCCAAATCATCGACGATATTGGTGGTGGAGATGAAGCAGATTAAGCTATCCGAGATCGTCACACCAAAGTTTCAAGAGTTCTGGAGAGCGTCTAATTCACGCAAATACTTGCGTCATGTCCTGAAAGGTGGTCGTGGCTCGTCGAAATCCACCCATGTAGCCTTGAAGCTGATTAAAGACATGATGAAATACCCTGTAACAGCGTTATGCGTAAGGAAGGTAGCTAGAACATTAGAAGAATCAGTCTTTGAACAGTTGAAAGAGGCCATAGAAATGCTAGGTGTCAGTGAATACTGGCGCGTGATGAAAAGCCCGCTTCAGCTCATCTATTTGCCAAGAGGAAACAAGGTCATTTTTAGGGGTGCGGACGATCCGCTCAAAATCAAATCGATCAAGGTCAGCAAATTCCCCATAGCGTTTCTGTGGATCGAGGAGCTGGCTGAATTCAAGACCGAAGAAGAGGTATCAACCATCGAAAATTCTGTGCTTCGTGCAGAATTGCCAGATGGTCTTTTTTATGCGTTTTATTACAGCTACAACCCACCGAAGAGGAAGCAATCCTGGGTGAATAAAAAATATGAGTCGCACATGATACCGGCAAATACATTCGTGCATCATTCAACGTATCTGGATAACCCGCACATTTCAAAGGCATTCGTCGAAGAGGCGGAGCATATCAAAGCAACAAAGCCAGATAAGTACAAATGGGAATATCTCGGTGAGGCGATTGGCTCCGGCGTAGTGCCGTTTGAAAACTTGACATTCCGCCGCATTACGGACGATGAAATCAAGACATTTGACAACATCAAGCAAGGCATTGACTTTGGGTATGGACCTGATCCTTATGCGTTCGTCAGATGGCACTATGACAAGACGAGAAGGCGCATTTACGCCATTGACGAGCATTATGGGCAGAAGATCAGCAACCGGGAAGCAGCTGCCTGGATAAAGGGCAAGGGCTACCATACGCAGCAGACTATTGCGGATAGTGCAGAGCCGAAATCCATTGATGAACTGAAAGACCATGGCATTCGTATCAAAGGCGCGAAAAAAGGCCCTGATTCGGTGCAATATGGCGAAGAATGGCTGGATGACCTGGAGGAAATTGTGATCGACCCCGCACGAACGCCAAATATAGCGCGTGAATTCGAAAACATTGACTATGCAACCGATGCTGACGGCAATCCAAGAGCAAGGTTAGAGGATAAAGACAACCATACCATCGACGCAACCAGATATGCCTTTGAGGGTGACATGAAAAAATCCGGCGTCTGGTTCCCGGAAGGAAGGAGGTAGAGCATGGGATTCCTTGACCTAAACATATTCGATACAAACCAACAAGAGCAGATCGATAGCATTATCCTGAAAGGCAAAATGTCCGCCATGACCATTGAGCAGATCATCAATCAAGAAGTCAGCGAATGGCGGCAGTCTGAGAAACGCAAGTGGATGCTTATCGGTGAGCGCTACTATCGAAACAAAACGGATATTCTGGAGCGGCAGCGGACAGCGATTGGTGCAAGCGGAGCAAAAGAGCCGGTCGCTAACCTGGCAAACAACAAACTCGCCAACGCATTCACACGCAAGCTCGTTGATCAAAAGGTGGGCTATCTGCTCGGCAAACCGTTGAGTGTGCAGACGGACAATGAGCAATATTTGGAGCAACTCAACACTTTCTTTGACAAGGCCATGATGCGTCGGCTCAAATCGTTGGGCAAAGAGGCGATCAATAAGGGAATCGCGTGGTTGCACGTCTATTACGACGAAAATGGCGCTCTGAGCTTCAAAAAGATGCGTAGTGAGGAAATTATACCGTTTTGGCGCGATGAGGCTCACACGGTCTTGGATGCGGTTATACGGGTGTATGAGATTGAGGCGTTCGAGGGAACAACACGCAAGACTGTGACGAAGATCGAATGGTGGGACACGCAGGGAGTAAGGCGCTACACATATAGCGGTACTGGCCTTGTACCTGACGTGGAGATGGGCGATGTCGGATCACACTTCACGGTTGTTTCGGGGGGACGGGAGATTCCTCTTAACTGGCAGCGTGTGCCGTTTATCGCATTCAAGTACAACGAGGAAGAGCAACCCCTCATCGAATTGATCAAATCGCTTGTAGACGACTATGACCGCAACAAGAGCGACAACAGTAACAACCTGGAGGACTTACCCAACAGCATCTACGTGGTGAAAAATTACAGCGGAACAGATGCAAGCCAATTCCGCAAGAACCTTTCCATTTACCGCGTGGCGTTTGTGTCGGATGACGGCGGTATCGACACCGTTGACATCAAGATTGATACAGAAGCGTACAAGACGCATATGGAGCAAGCCCGGAAAGATATTTACGAGTTCGGACGCGGTGTTGATACTCAAGCAGAAAATTTCGGTGGTGACAAATCCGGGATCGCGTTGAAATTCCTCTATGCTGATCTGGACATGGATGCAAACTTGATGGAGACAGAGTTTCAAGCGTCTCTTGAGCAACTGCGCTGGTTCATTGACACACATTTATACAATACAACCGGTGTGGATTACAGTAGCGAGAATGTGGACTTTATCTTTAACCGTGACATCATGATCAACGAGTCGCAGGTGATCCAGGATATTAAGAACAGCATGGGGATTCTATCTGAGGAAACGCTGATTGCCAACCATCCATACGTTACAGATGTCCAGGCTGAATTGGATAGAAAGTCGAGCGAGAGAGATGAGGAAATGCCAAGAAGTACATTTAATGGACTAAGAGGCGAAAATGACGGAGATAGTACAGAAGGTGAAGGGGAGAGTGCGAATGAGTAAGGTTGATGTAAATGAGTACAAAGAAGTTGCCGTTCATGCACTCAACATTTTGCAAGACATCATGAATAGTCCGATTGCCACTGATACGGCAAAGGCGATCGCGGCAACGACTGTCTTGAATCACTGCAAGTCGGTGATTGAAAGCGAACGACAACAAAGATCGTACATCCCTAATATTTGTGCAAAAGAAATGGAAAAATGCATTAAAAACGTAATTGATAGAATGCCTGATAATGGTGGATTGGCATAGACAAATACTTACCGATAGAATCGAGTTGATTCCGTATGAAATCAGCCGAATATTGGGCGAAACGAGCTGAACAACTTCACAACGAGCAATTCAAAAAGACGGACGAATATATCGCCACTGAGTTAAAACGCGAATATGACCGCGCTATGGCTTCGATCAAACGCGACATTGAGATATTCTACCAGCGGTTTGCGTTGAATAATCAAATTGACATGGCGGAGGCACGGAAGCTGCTCAACAGTGACCAACTCAAGGAATTTAAGATGAGCCTTGAGGAGTTTACCGAGTTGGCAAAGAACAATCCGGATGGCCGCTGGACACAAATCCTCAACAACGTGTACTACAAAGTGCGCGTCACTCGCCTGCAAGCATTACTCATCCAGATCGAGGCCGCTATCCAATCGGTAAACATGAAGCAGAACGAGCAAATGACCGATCTCCTGGGCGACATCTACACCGACACCTATTACCGCACGATCTACGAGGTACAGAAAGGCTTGGGCATCGGTGCGACATTCGCCAAGGTTGAGGATGTGAAAAAAATCATTCAGATGCCTTGGCTTGAGGAGAATTACTCGCAGCGCATATGGAAAGACAATGCCAAGCTCGTCCAAACGTTGCAGACGCAGATAACACAAGCGATCATTCGAGGTGACAGCATAAACGACACCGCTAAGATCATTGCTGACCGAATGGGAGTAGGCTACAGGGCTGCGCAAAGGCTGGTGAGGACAGAAGCAAGCCATGTCCAAAACGAGGCGTCATTTGACGCTTATAAAGCGTCTGGCGTGGTGAAGAAATATGAGTTTTTGGCAACGTTGGATAGCCGGACAAGCCAAACATGCCGATCGATGGACAATAAGGTATTTGCTCTTGCGGAGAAAGAGGTAGGCGTGAACTTCCCGCCGCTGCATTCGAATTGCAGGAGTACAACTGTGCCTTATTTCGACGACGAAATAGCCCCAGGCGAACGAATCGCAAGGGGAAAAGACGGCAAGACATATATGGTGCCGGGTGATATGAGCTATGAGCAATGGCATAAGAGATATGTGGATGGCGACTAAAATGGCAGGGTGGTGTATAACGAAATGAATAGGTTAGGCCAAACGTTACCGTTATTCGCTTTCGCCATTGCGCCAATCATCCTCTATTTGACGAAAAATATTAATGCCGGGATATATCTGCTCTTGGTTGCAATATACCTGAAAATCCAAGCAAACGAATTTCGGAGGTGAAGAAAATGAAATTCAGCGATTTATGCGAAGAGATTGGCAATGCGGTGCAAGGTGTAATTGCCAGTCATAAAGGAGAAGAAATCGAGGGGCAAGAAGAGCGGTGCATTATACTCCTTGCCGACAAGCCGGACTCTCCGTTGGTCGAAGTTGAGGTAACCATCCGAAGAATGAAATAAATGGGCCGTGAATGAGACTTTCGCGGCCCTTTCTGCTGGTAAGCGT